TTTAGAAAGCCATTACAAGTTTCATTACAACATTTGATAGTAAAATTAACAGATGCTGTATCTTCTGTGGATGTACCATAATGAAGCCTTTGTAATTCAAGAGTATACGCTTGATATATGTCGTTCTGTTCTTTAAGTAGTGCTTTAAGTCTGTCTTTTTCTTTTTGAACAAGATCCATTTGTTTTCTAATTTCTCTCATTTTCTTTTCCTTGATAGCATCCTTCTGTGTATCTGGAAGAAGAGAAATTTGTCTTTCAACAAAAAGTTCTTCATTGTGTCTTTTAAGATCTTTATCAACGAATGTTTTTGTTAAATTTTTAATCATAAACTCTCGTTCCCAAGGAGTTTTACAAAACATACATGCAGGATCGTTCTGGGAGTTCAGAATGTAAGTTTTACAGCAAGTCCTACACGCATAATCTTGGGTGTCACAGCCATTACATTCTACTTTAAAATGGGTCGAGTTGTTAAACTTCTCACAGCAGATAGAGCAGTCCATTGTTATAGTATTATGTATCTAATTATACATCTATCAGGTTCTTAAATTAATTAAAAAAATGTAATAATTCTATGGAGACGGCGGGGCTTGAACCCGCGACATTCGGCTCATAAGACCGACGCTCTAACCGACTGAGCTACGCCTCCATAGAATTATTAAATAATAAATTAAATTTAATATCCTCCACGTAGTCTTAGAACTAGATGAAGTGTATTTTCTTTTTGAATATTGTAATCCGCTAGAGTTCTACCATCCTCTAATTGTTTTCCTGAAAAAATAAGTCTTTGTTGATCCGGTGGAATTCCTTCTTTATCTTGAATTTTTGCCTTAATATTATCAATTGTATCCGAAGATTCTACTTCAAGTGTTATTGTCTTACCTGTTAATGTCTTAACAAATATTTGCATAATGTGTTATATTCTTTTTCTTTATATACATTTATCAAGATTTAAATTTTCTTTTTTAATTTCTCCTTCTTGCGATGTGTCATTTTTCTTAAGTCTTTCACATTCTGATACTTTATCATTATAGATGTCTTCTAGATTTTCATACATTTCAGTAGTTTCTGCGAGTTTTGTTTCTGTTTCCCGAAGAGTAACTCTTAATTTGTCAAAATTTTGAATTACACTTGTATATTTTTTATATAATTCAGAATAAGTATTATAAATCATTCTATTAAAACCATTTGTACGAAACAAAACATTACCAATTTGACGATTATGCTCGATACATTTATGTACTTCATCTGTTTTTTTCTTAATGATGAATTTCATTTCTGAAATTTGCTTTACATTACATCTATTGTTGTACCTAAATGTACGGTCTGTTGTGATATAAAGTTTTACCATTTAAGCTGTATGTTTTATTTCTTTAAATAAAATAATAATTTTAAATTAAAAATGTATACTTGGATTGTTGTATGCGGAGGCATATTTTCTTTCATAACAGCTATGGGGATAGGTGCAAATGATGCAGCAAACGCCTTCGCAACTTCAGTTGGTTCTGGGGCTTTAACAATTAGAAAAGCGGCTGGTTTAGCTATTATATTCGAAACATCTGGGGCTATTTTGATGGGAAGTCACGTGACTGATACTATTAGAAAGGGAATATCCGATTATCAATGTTTTGAAAATGAACCTGAACTTTTGATGTATGGCTGTATGTGGGTAATGATATGTGTTAGCGGATGGTTATTTGCCGCTACTTATTATGAGATGCCCGTTTCAACTACTCATTCTTGTGTAGGAGCTATGATAGGTATGACAATTGCTTTAGCAGGTAGTGATTGTGTTTTATGGTATAAACAGACAGATAATTTTCCTTATGTTTCGGGAGTTCTAGGAATAATATTATCATGGTTTATATCTCCTATATTTTCAGGTATATTTTCTTGTGGATTATTTGCGGTTTTAAGACAATCTGTGTTGAGAAGTCAAAACTCAACTAAAAGACTAAAACTTGCTTTTCCAATTTTAGTGGGGATTACACTTGTAATAAATTCGTTTTTTATAATATATAAAGGAGCAAAAGGTCTGGGTTTACACAATATATCCGCTCCTCTTACAGTTACAATTTCTTGCGGAATAGGACTTTTAGGTTCTATTGTCACTTATCCGATTACTAAATGTATAACAAATAAAACTGTTAAAATTCACGAGGATGTCTCTAATAAATACTCCCAAGAACATATTAGTCAAAATTCAGTAGAACTAGGTATAAACAATGATACAGAACTTAAAAAAGTTATAGATTTTAACATTTCGGCCGAAAAATTCAGTGACGAAACAGAAGAAGCTTTTAGATATTTACAGATATTTTCTGCGATATGCGATTCATTTAGTCACGGGGCCAATGACGTAGCAAATGCTATAGGTCCATTCGCTGCTATATACTTAATTTCAAAAGATACAAACCTTAGTAAAAAATTAGATATGGGAGACGATTCATTTTGGATACTTTCGTTAGGTGGAATTGGTATTTCCCTTGGATTATTACTTTACGGTAAAAAAATAACAAATGCTCTAGGTCATAAATTGTGTAAAATTACTCCAACCAGGGGTACATGCATCGAGTTAGGGTCTGCCCTTGTTATAATAACTGGATCGCGCCTCAAAATACCCCTGTCTACTACACATTGTCAGGTGGGTGCTACAGTAGGTGTTGGTCTATTAGAAAATAAGAGATGTGGTAGTATTAATAAAAAACTCTTGTTAAAAACATGTTTCGGATGGGTAATTACATGTATCATAGCAGGCGTTTCAACTGGAATAATGACAGCACAGGGTGTTTATTCTCCTAAAATAATATAATATAAAAATAAAATACATACATCTTCAATGCCTTTTGGTCGTCGTGTAAATTTGTCAAGAACCGGTCTTAAAAAAGAATTAACTGTTACACCTTTCACACCAGGTGATTATGCTCCGGTAAATTACACGTTGTACAAGCTTACGAATAAATTTATGTACATTCCTCGGTACTTCTCCGATGAAGGCGAATTAATTTTAAATGAAATACACCCTGAATGTATTAAAATAAATAGTTCCCCGAGAGAATATCAAAAAACTACGATTGAAGAAATTCACACTGAATTACTTAAAAATGGTTCTTGTATAGCATCGTTGTATACTGGTTGGGGCAAAACATTTGCTAGTCTTTACATCGCAAGTTTACTTGGAGTCAAAACTATAATTCTAGTTAATAAAGAATCTCTGATGGAACAGTGGAGAGAACAAATTACAAAATTTTTGAATGTTTCGCCTGGTATAATCCAAGGTAAGAATGTCAACACAAATGAGTGTATTTGTATAGGAATGATTCAGAGTATTTCGATGAGAGACTACCCAGAAGAAATATTCAAAGATTTTTCATTCGCTGTTTATGATGAAACACATCATTATTGTTCTAAGGTATTTTCCAGTGTTTTTTATAAAATAGGAGCCAAGTATAATCTTGGACTAACTGCTACATTGAAAAGAGCAGATCGTTTGGAACACACACTTGAATGGTTTTTAGGTAAAGTAGCTGTAAATGTACAATTACTTATTATAGAACCAGAGATACATATTTACAATTTCTCAGATTTTTCAGAAGATGTAATTAAGTATTTACCGAATGGAAAAGTAAATTCACCAGCTAGTATTACATCTATTACAGAAATAGAGTGTCGAAATAATCTAATTTTAAAATTAATTAAAGAGTGTTATACATCCAACAGAAAAATTCTAGTTTTGTCTGATCGTAAAGCTCATTGTGACTTGATATTTAATTCGTTAAGTTCTTATTCAGTTGGGTTATATTATGGGGGTATGAAAACAGACGATCTTAAGAAGTCTAACAAATGTAGAATTATAATAGCAACATATCAGATGGCATCAGAAGGTTATGATAATCCAGAATTAGATACATTAATACTTGCTTCTCCAAAAGGCAACGTCGAGCAGGCAGTTGGTAGAATTTTACGTAAGAAAAATGAAAATCTACCACTTGTCATAGACATTAATGACACTATAAGCGTATTTAATAATTGGCATCGTAAAAGACTTTCATTGTATAGAAGCAAGAAATTTAAAATTAGTTACAAGACGGAAAACATAGACATAGTTACCGACATTATTAACGAGTGTATAATTAGATAATTTAAATTCTGGATGTGTGAACTGTGGTTCTTACTGGAAATTCAGATAGACTCTGTCTAGCTGCTACGGTAGCATAAGCTTTTCTGGCAGGATACTTATTCATAGAATATATCTTTCCAAAACGAGAATCGGCGGCTAGTCTAGTTTCTACGGTACCGATTGAAATAGGTTCTGGAGCTTCTAATTCAATTCCATCACTGGCAGCTGGTACAGCTACTTGTGAGGGACCTGAGGCAGGAGTAACCTGATTTACCTTGGTGTTAGGCTTAGTATCAGATTTCTTTACTACTACTACTTCTTCAGGTTTTACTTTTTCAGCAACGGTAGTTACTTTCTTACCAGCAGAAAGCGATTTACCTTGGGCTACTACAGTCTTGTTGGGTTTTACCTGAGCTGCCTTAACTACAACAGTTGTCTCAGGTTCTACCTGGCTAGAATCAGCTACAACCGTCTCGTTAATATCAACGTCTTCCTTGGTGACTAATTCAGACTCTCCAGTTACCATGCTCTTTTTAAGTACTTGCTGCCTTGGCTTTACCTGATCCGGCTTTACAAGAACTCTTTCACCGGGTTTAACATCCTTTGCCTTTACAACTACATCTTCAGTTTCTACTACATTCTCCTTTTTAACTTCTACATTTTGACCTGGTTTAACCTGCGAAGAATCTACTTCTACTACAGCATTTGGTTCTACATCCTTTACTGTAGCGGCAACGGGTTCGTCTTTATCAATGGTAGATCTTGTAGAAATACCATATGGACCTCTGTAAGTCTTTGCGGCATACAGGGAGTCTAGTCGGGCTCCATCGTCTAACACTGCACCCGTGATTCTATCATCAAAATGAAATTTATTAGATGCTTGATTTTCAATTTGATCGGCGTTTAAAGCTGTTAAATTCTTCTGAATGTCACCTTCCAATGAAAAGGCATCTCTATTTCTGTACTGCTTTCTAGTTGAAAATGTACCTGTAAACCACAAAACACCTAGTATCGCGGCAATTGCTACGACGAACATAACAGGCATTGGTACTTCTGTTAACATCATTTATTATAAATAAAATATATTTTTTTTAAATAAATAAATTAGAATGAGCGCAAAAAATAATTTAACGCAAGATATAATAATTATTTTTTCAATAACCGCCTTTTGGGATGTAATTCTTAGACTGATGTCAGAGGGCAAAATTAAATTTCTTGGAATTGAAAATATGAAATGGATTACAGTACTTGAAGAATATTTTCAAAAACACACCATTTTGTCCGCTGCCCTTATAGCTGGATTTGTCGGAGCAATCACACACTTTATTATAATTAAATCCCTTGACGCATTCAATATGACCGGAGTAAATATTTATACTACACTCTTGGTAATTATAATTTCTGGAATAATAGGTATACCAATAAGATACTCTGGTATATTTCCACATCTTAAAAAACATTATTATGATTCCTTAGGTTTTGGTTATTCTTTTGCAACAGACGCCTTTTCAGGTATCGTAGTCGGGGCCAGTTATCAAATTATTAAATTAATTTATTAAATTGTAATGTAATGTATATAGTAAATGAATGGCAAAGAAAAAATTATTGAAATCCGAAATAAAGACTATTATATCAAATTATTAAATCGTCTAAGACATAATGGTCTTTATGAAATATTTACAGAAGAAGAATTGGATTATCCAAAGATAGTACTTGGAGTTATAAATTTTTTAAATGAGAATAAGAAATTAATTAAAAATTTTCAATCGAAAGATTTTGAAAAAATAATTATATTATGTATAGATGAAATACTAACTAAAAAATACAATGCAGACATCGATTATGAAAAACTTGAAATTGTATTAAATTTAGTCAAGAATTCTTATTTAATAAAAACTTTATTTATAAAAGTTAAAGACGCATTTCTTAAGAATTATTATAAATATAAATGTAAGTTTTGTATATCTCAAAACGACGATGACATCATAAACACTGAAAATTAAACTTGTTTCGGGGCAAGACAATATTTAATCTGCCCTAAATTTGCCACGTTGTACAAAATAGTCAATGGATATCCAGTCTTTAGATAAATTTCAACTGTATTACACAAATTAGTACATTTAGTGAATAGTAGAATGTATTTGGTATTATATACGCCGCATTGTTCTTCAGCTACAGAATTATCATTTGTTTCATTAATTGTAATACTCTGATCGGCGAAATCTCCTATAGCTCTTAATTTAAGGGCTTTGTTGTATGTAAAATGTATTTCATTTGAAATGTTAGAAAGATCTGAGATGTAAGTCTGAAAATCAGAACTTGGCATTGTTATGTAACTATTAAATTTAATATCTGGTATTTTATAAATCTTTTCATCCATATCAAGAAGTTTAATTTTCGTACAGATTTTTGACTTCTTTTCGCTATTTTCGCACTGAATGTACATGTGTCCTTCTTCATTTTCGTATATAGTAAATGATATAGTATCAGCATGCTTAATACCTTTCAAAATTTTAAAAATAGACAACAAATTTACACCTATGTTAGTTACTCTAGTACAGATGTATTCTTCAAATTTCTCTCTTTGAAGAAATAAATTTACAATAGCACTATTAGTTCCGTCTATCGTCGTGAGTTTAAGTCCAGCGGAATCTGCTTTGAAATTTACATCTGAAAGAATATTTTTAAGAGACTCGAAGAGAATTCTTATAGCATTTGTCTGTACAGTTTTAAATCTAAATAATACAGGTTCTTCAATTTTGTCTGTCATTATTTAGATTTAATAAATTTGTTTTTTAAATACATTATTAATTTTCCAAAAGATGTTCATCTCTTGGATCTACCGCAGCGTGTCTCTTCCAGATTAGTTTACAAGGAAGGGGTTTAGTAATACATTTTCTGCCGTTCAAAGGTGTTTCATTTGAAAGCATCAAAAGTGTACCATCGTTAAAATCAATGTCTTCATAATCTGGATGATCCATCAAGGCATCTTCAAGCTTAATTGGTTCTTCACGATCAATGTAAAAATTACAATACGGTCCTAACCAAGGCTGAATATACTTTGTAACATCCATTCCATTAAGAATAACTACTTCTGGATAATATGGATACTTTGTAGGAGCAATATCAAAAGGATATATGGGGAATGTAATGTCTTTTTTATAAGTAATGTACTTCATAAATTCTCCATTAAACATATACTCAATTACAATATATTTAATTTTATTTTCATCGGTTTCCATTTCGGAAATTTGTTTGTCTGTTAATTCAGATTCAAGAATTTCAGAACCGTCTTCAAAAATTACGCGATAACACAATAATTTGTACTCGTCGTGTTCATATTTGTCTTCGAATGTCTTATAAGGACTGAGGTAATTATAAGCTTTATTAAAGACGTATGTAAGTAGACCTATAAAAGTAAAGGTATATAAAGCAAACATTTATTCTTTTTAATAAAAGGTTTCTTTAAGTCAATTAATGGAAGAAACTGTTAAGAAAAGAGGACGTAAAAAAAAGGAACCTCAGGAAGTAAAATGTGTAGTTTTAGAAGAACAAGTTAAGAAAAAAAGAGGTAGAAAAAAGAAATGGGAAACAACTACTTTCAAGAATAATTACATTAATGAAAATGAAGATACATTTAATTTTGAAGACGCTTTTGTAATTGAAGAAGATTATTCAAGTAGTGCTTTGTCTTTTGGAAATCTATGTATTCATGTACATGATAAGGAAAAAGAAGAAAACACAGACATTTCAGACTTTTTTACAGAACATAATAAAGATTGTAATATAATATTATCAAGTGACGAAGAAGACACCTGTGACATTGTTAAAGAGAATATAAAGAATTTAAAACATTACAATAAGGGAACTGACGTAACTAAGGCTAAAAGTAGCGTAAATGATGTTAGATGTTACAATTGTCACCATACATTTAAAAATACGCCATTTTATCTACCTATAGATTATTGTCCTAAATTACAACGTTACAAGTTATTTGGTAATTTTTGCTCTCCTAATTGCGTCAAATCTTATTGTATAAATAATAAATCTTTCGAAAATAAAAGTTATCTTGTGGGACAATTTTACAGGGCTCTTTTTGGGCAAGACTTTAGAATTAAGTGTGCTCCTAATATATTAACATTAAAGGAATATGGAGGGGATAAAAGTATAGAAGAATTTAGAAAATTATCCTATACTAATTCCAGATACACTATGAATAATATAAATACAAAAATTATTACTATTGGTTAGAAGTTATTTTAGAAGTATAACTTATATATTATAACTAATAATAGAATTATTATAACTAACATATAATTTTTAGTAATTCTATCTTGTATAATATTATTTTTAAACAAATAATTTAGTTTTTCATCAGCTGATAAATTTATAAAATTTTCTTCTAATAATCTAGAATACATTTCTTGTGTATTTCCAAAAAAAGATGTATTTAAAATTTCTAATAATCCTTTATTCTCTTGATAAAGATTAAATTCTGGAGTATTTGAAGTATAAAGTTTATTAGAACTTTTAATAATATCATTTGATAATAAAGATTGATTAGTATTTTCCGTAATATTTACAAGGGGTTGATTATAATATAATACCATTTATACAATATATACTATTTTATTTTATTTTATTTTTTTTTTAAATATTAATAGCTCTTTTCCCCTTTTCATTAATTTTAACTTCTTTAGAAGTTTCTACAGTGCTGTTAGAAACTGAATCATCATCTCTCATCATACTAGCCAAATTCATACTTGGACCGGATATTTCTTTTGAGTTGGGTTTTATCTGCGATCCTGAAGAATTACTCATTGCGGCGGCTATATTTTTCATGATTTCAGAGTTTTGGAGTCCATTGTCTCCCGTTGGAAGAGCACTGCTAAATAATGATTTAGTTACGTGGAACATAAACGCGCTTCCGGCCAGTGTTACTAACAGCTGTAACTCAGGTGGGAGTTCTGCGCGAGTTTTATATTTTTCATGAAGTCTTTCAAATACTGATTCGTAATCATCTAAATTGTCCATTACAGATTCTGACCATCCATCTAATTTTGCTCCAATTGGGTCAAATTTTTTATTAGCAATCTCAAGACCTGTAACAGCTGCCATTAATATCTTTTGTTGAAATTTTACACTCATCTCTTTCTCCATATTACCCTGATGAAGTTCTAATTCAAAACGTAGATCCGAAAGTTTAGATGTCATAGAGTATTTCTTAGTAAGTTCTACACCTTTCTTTTCCAATGCGAGTAGCTTAAGAAGAATTTCTTGTTTTTCTTGTTTGGGATCTTTCTTTTCTTTGGTGTCCGAACCGTCACTCGAATCTGAATAATCAGAATATTCTGAACCGGATTCTGAACCGGATTCTGAACAGGATTCTGAACCAGAATCTGAACTGGACTCTGAACCAGCCTTTTTCTTAGAATTATTTACGAAACTTTGATAATCATCTGCATTAAATTTAGACTTTGACTTTACATTTTTAAGATTTGTTTTCTTTACCGGGGTAGCTGCCGATACTGTGCTACCTGAAACATCAGACGCGGAATCGTCAGAGTCTCTAATGACGTCGATTCCTTTTACACTAACAGGATTCTTAATTTGTACAGTAGGTCTAGAAGAATTCTCAGTTTCTATCTGTATTTTTGGTACAGAACCGCTCATATTATAATTAAACGAATTTATTTTTTTGTTATCATTGGAACGAGTAAATAATATCTTGAGAGGGTATTGAATATTGTACTTATCTATAAATGACATGCATGCATATGTGATTACATTTTAATTGTATCTTTTTTTTAATTCATTTTAAAGACAAAATGTATAAATAACAAATGTTAACAAATAATATAATTTATGGAGCGGGAATACTCTTTTATACTAAAAGTATAGAACAAACACCCTATTTTTTTCTTGGAAAAGACTGGGAAAACAAATGGTCAAATTTTGGAGGAGCATGTGAAGCTATAGATAAATCAGATCCAGAAATAACGGCAGCAAGAGAATCTTGGGAAGAAACTCTTGGATGTATAGAAGATTATGATCTTATTAAAAATACTCTTTCTAGATATAATTCACAGTGTATAAAGTGTAAAACACCTTCTGGTTATCCTTATTATATGTATCTCGTTAAAGTTCCTTTTAATATCAATTACAGACACAGATTTTTGTCTACTAAAAAATTTATATCAAAGATACATGTCGATAAAAAGTTTTTAGAGATAAATGATGTAAAATGGGTATCATATGAAACTATTAAAAACAGTATCGGTTCTAAACAGCCCCTAATAAAACTAAGAAATATATTTGAACAAACACTCTCAGATAATAAAGAAATTATTGACGATATTATTTTATAGATATCATTTTTTCTTTGAGAGATGTAACAGGTGTTACAATCGGAGGTAAAGGTGTAGAATCTGGATTACGATACACATTCATTGGTTTTATAGCATTTTTTGGAACTACAGCCTGAGCTAAAGAACTTGGAACAATTAAATGAGACATTAAGTTTTTATCTGTTATACCAGATACTTGATTCTTGGGTTTTACCTTTTGAATAATTCTCTTGGCTTCGGGGTCTTTGGCTTCCGAAACTGTACTGGTTAATAAAATATGTGTATTTTCTTTAATGTCATTTGTTTTAAGATTTAAAGAGTTTATAAGATCGTCATAATAACTAGATCTACCAACTATATTGTCTTTTGTGGCATATTCTTGATCACAAGGTACAGTCTTTTTAAATGAGATAGTCTTTTGTGGTGGAAGTTTATTTATTATTCTAATTTCTTTAGGATCTTTTTTTGGTGAATTTATCCGAGTATTGATATCATTTGCTACAACTTGCATTTCCTTGTTAAATTGATTAACATTACGGTCAGTAATATTCATTATAATTTACATTTAGTAAATATTTTATTTTAGATTGTAATTACGAGATATATTTTTCATATCTGCGTCTACCTTATCAAGAGGATACAATCTTTCATGTGTTTTCATATGTTCAACCCTGTCTTTAAATCCTACTAAATTAGGTCTTGTCTTAATTTCAATATCTCTAGGCATCTCATCAATAGAATTTAACTTCATATTGTTTCTTTCTTTTAATAAATCAGGATTTATTTCCCTTACGTCGGGTAAAATTTTATTTTCATATCCTATTCTAGTTTTATAAATACTGGTTGCTCTCTCGGTGTATGTATTATTAATGTCAAATGCAGAAGTATCACCTGGTAATATTAGTGTACCTACTTGCGCATCCTGTTTATATCTTCTAGTGGCTGTCAATTCATTAGAACTTTCTAATGCCTTAGAATCACCTGATTTCATCCTTAATTCAGATGACTTATATGGATAATTATTTTTATAAGAAATGTCTTCTTTAGAAAGGCTACCGTTAGAATCTACTTTATCTACAGTAGACGGTCTAACCCATCCATATGCTCTTGTAGATGAACCACCTTTTACATTTTTTCCGATATTTAAAATACTACGATCTTTTACTTCGCTCATTTTTTCTCCAACTTCGTTGTACATCTTAGGAGCTGACTGTAAAGAAATGTCTTCTTCTACACTTTTTACTAAACTGTCTATTTCTTCTGGGGAAACATTTTTTGCTGAATTTATAAGTTTAGGGTCTAATTCAAGATCTTGGATTATTTTTTTAACTTCTCCTGAAAGTTTTTCATTTACATTTTCATGGTTTTCTTTTGTAAATATCTTAGATAACCAAGATGAATTCATAAGTTCAGGATCAGAAAGATTAGATCTACCGTACAGATTAATATATAAACCAAGCAAAGATAACGTTATTATCGTTATAGTTATTGTATTCATAATTATTATTAATTAAATATTTTAAATTACAATATTAAATTTAAGATATTTAATTAAACTTCTGTTCTACATGTTGGACATGTATTTGATTTTTCGGTAAGCCATTTTTTAATACACGTTTTACAGAATGTATGACCACAATTTAACTGTACATTTAGTTTTTTATTTTCCATACAAATACAACAATTAGAAAGTTCTTTATTGATATTCAATTGATTAAATTGATCTTCAGTCAAGGTCTTTTTAATTTCTTCCATGTTTGTATCTCCGATGTCTTGTCCTATTATTAAACTATGTGTAAGTGCTAATAACAAAGGATGTAAGATATCTTCAGCCGTGTCCATATGAATCTGTACAGGTTGAAAATAATAAATTCTTTGTTCTTCCGGCACTGAAATTATTCCTTCTCTTGAAGAATAGGCTACAGAACCTATATTTGAAGACATATACATTGTTTTATTTAATGTTTATATTTAATTTTTTTATACCTATTTAATCTAACATTTTATTTGTTTTACTTAGTCTTCCAGAGTTAGTAATCACATCCTTATTAAGTATTTTTGAGCTACCAATTGTTTCATCTAAATTTTTATAATTTAATGTTCTTGTAAAGGGAACATCTTTAGCCGTGTTTTTAGTATAATCGGTAAGTGTGAATTCATAATCCTTGTCGCCAGAATTAATATTTTCGGTATCATATAACATATAATACCTGTTATTATAAGACACCAATTTCTCGGTATATCTTTCATTCATACCAGCTGGCGCCGAAGTAAGATCTATAGCCTTATTTCTAGTTCTTACAACAACGGGTCTTAACTTTTTAGTCATTGCTTTACCTTCTATCTGTTCTTTATTGTATTTAACTAGAGCCTTTACAGCTCTATCTTCTACCTTAGCAGAATGTAACACAGCGTAATCAATTTGTTGATTATATCTGCCTTCCGAATTGTAGTCTATGATTTTGGATTTAGCGGTTTCTCCTGTATATTCCATTATTATATAATAAAATATTTTAATTTAAATATTTCTATTTAGTTTTGATATATTTTTTGTAATAGAATTTATAACTTTTGGTCCAGAAGGTAAAAATTCAGAAGTATCAATCGTTTCATTTGTAATTTTTGATTTAGACTGATCTCCGTCTAGAAAATAGATGTGTTTGCGTTGGTCATCAGTATCTGGAGGAGTATAATCTAGTGATACTTGATTCAATTGATTTTGTAACTCATCAGACATCGCGATTTTGTCTGCTGGTGTTTCTTTTTCTAATTTGTAATTTTCAATTGAATTTTCTACGCCAGGTGTATTAAATGTTAGAAAGTAAAATACAACAGATAATGTTAGTGAAACTAGACCCGAATATATAACATTTATATCCTGTGTGTAAATGTAACCTAATACCGTTACTAAAATTATAAGTCTAGTTAGAGAATTGTATTGATAATTTTTGTCGTCGGATGTAAAAGGGATAATATTAACCGATGAAAACAAAGAACAAAAGTTACTTAACCAATAAGATGTCATTTAATATTACATAATTATTTTATTTTCTCCAGGAATTCTACAGAAAAATTTTCCGTATGTAAATTATTAATTTCGGACTTATAATCAGACGCGTACATGTTATTATACTTATCAAATAAAGTCTTATTTTTGTTTACAATTATTTCTCCAAGTACAAAAAGAGACTGGATGTAGTCCCATATGGCTTTCTTTGTAGTTGGTGTAAGCTCATTCCAGTACGTATCAAGACCGCAATCTTCTGTAAAATTACCAAAATTTTTCGCAGTGTCATTAACAGATTTACTCTTTAAGAAGAAATTGTCGTCTCTTTGTTTTATCTGAGCTTTATAATCTACACAGCCAGCCATAAATAAATTAGCAGGAGTCGCCGGCGAAGTTGTTTTTAAAATCTTAAAGCCTCGATAATAAGTCTTAAGTCTTGCATACGGAAACTTTGATATTATTTTTTCCAGAAATTCCTCGAAAAGTTTATTAAAATTGTCTATTTCTTTAGTCGACATTGTGTATTGTTACATTATAAATACATTTTTTATATCTATTTTAACTCCCAAATAAATAATGTTTTATATATATTAAATGTCATCCGAGATTAAAATCAATGGTATCAACGTTTTTATCAATAAATTCGATACACCTGAAGAAATTATAGACATTGACAAATTAAAAACTGATTTTCCATTAGATGAAGATGAAGAAGGTTTCTACAGTCTAAGTTTATCTCAAAAAAAATTCTTGGGCGACGAAACGATAAATGACAATTATAACCGGCCACCAATAGGTCCGATAGAAAAAGGACTATATTGTAGCGTTTGTGATGCTATAGGTCCAGAGGATCATAAAGAAGATTGCGACACACCTTTACCGGAAAGTTTGATGCTTACAGTGAAGGGATTAAAAGATTATATTCTAGTTCCAAGTTACAGCGGATACCTAGATGACATCAAAAATAAAATCAATGACGGAATTATAACACAGGAAGAACTTAATGAAAAGGTTTTATTATTAGACGACGAAATTTCTCCAGATGAAATTTTAAATGAAGAGAATGAAAATATTTTGACAGAGATTTCTTTTGATTCAGGCGGTGTTTTTAAAAAGAGAGGTCCTAAAAAATTAGCAGCTAAAACTTCAACAACACAATTTTTGAATAATGTTATAATATCTTATCAAAAATCTGATAATAAGACATCTATCAGAATAAGTAAAAATGGTCTTATAAATTTAATTAATGTTCCGGAAGACCAGGAAGAGTACAATGACATGGTATCTGAATTAATTGAGAGGTTAAAAGATTCTGAAGTAATAGATACGGAAGTTTTAGAAGAAATAACTGGTTCATCAGAATACAAATTATTTGACGATTATTCTTACGTCCATTCAATGTCCGGACAGTTTACACTTGAAAATTTCAACGGGAAACAAATAGATTTTGAAAATTTAGACAATTTAATAAGTCCATTTGATTCTTCTGGAGAGATAATATCTAGTAGTATCACTGAAGTAGAAACTACTACATCCGGTAAAAAAGTAATAATTTTCGACGGCATTCGTATAATAGATTGGGAATATTCTTTGGGTAGAATGACTCGTACAGGAGTAATGTCTAAAGAATACATTCGTTTTGTAAATACTCCAGCCCCAGGGTTAAAGATGACGTGTATAATAAATAAATACGGAACTATCACTATGACATTATCTAGATGTAGCGATAAAAATATACAACAAGGATTATGTCAAGAGGGTAATACATCTATTAAAAAAGAATTATTTGAAAATGTAGTAATGTCATTCAATGAACTATTCAAAAAGCAAGAAGACATTCTTACAAATAAAGCAATAGACAAGATTTCCAAGGAAATCAAAGCTTATAACACTGTATCTGGAAACGCCGTTCCATCATCTGTGTGCAGAAATACACAGACAAGAGTAGACGACGATGGAAATACATGGAAAGAAGGAAAAAGGCCAGATCCATATTCTTGGAGTGGTACTTGTCCAGATCCAAATTATCAATATCTAAGCCCAGAAGGAGTACAGGGTCCGGACGGACTTTGGTATCCATGTTGTAAAGCAAAAAGTGAAAAATCAGTTCAGCTTATGAGAGATTATCTAATAAAAGGCTTTCCAAGAAATCAAGCCGAAGCCGAGAAATACAATATAATAAATGGAGAAGATCTTGGTTCTGGAATTTTAATACCCGATAGTAACACCCCTGGTTCAACAGCTGAAATTTCTTTAAATGGGAAAAATGAAATTGTAACTGTAATTAAGAAAAAAAGTAAGAAGTCTAATGACTATACTGTTAGGACACAGGATGGAGAAATTACCACAGTTCAAGGAGAAGCATTTAAAAGAGACACAAGAGTATTTCCAGGATTGAATACATTCGATAAAAATCAGTTGATAGATTGCGTCAAACTTAATCTTAAAAAATTAAATCTTTTTGTAAATCAGGATGGTAATTTAATTAAAAATAAAATTTCAGAATTAAATGAAAAGAATTTACCTGAGAACTCGGCAATTTTCAGCAGTTTAGATGTTTCAATTACTAAAAGAAATCTTACAGTGTTTAGTGTTAATTTATTCAAAACAGTTCCATTTGTAGTAAAATCTGTACCTGGTAATAGTTACCCATTTTTCCTGTGTCTTGGACCCGGTGGAAATTTTTACATCAATTCAGATCTAAACAGTATAGATTCTGAAATTTCTAATAAATTCGACACTGACATCATTTTATTCGGATATCTAAGAAAGAATGAGATAGAAAATGTAAATGAATTTCACATAATTGATTTAATTTATTATGAAGAATCTTATATATCAGTTCCATTTAATAGAAGAAATCAGACAATATCAGAGTTACAAAATTCTATATTAAATAGCATCTCAGATGAAATTATTGCTTTCCCTGATTTTTTTACGGATGTAATAGAAGGTAGCAATTATTTTACATCTGAAAATAAAACGAATACATTAGTATTCATAAATGAGAATGTATGTGATTACATAACGTGGGGTGAAAAGGACATCACTGACGACATAATTGAACTTCAAGTATTAGAACTTACAAAAGGTTCAATTATTAAATTCGGACACAGTGACATGTCTTTCCCCGAAGGGTTAAATTTTCTTAATAAGTATGAATTTACAAAAAGAGAAATTCCAGATAAATTACTACGAGGTGAGTATGTTAAAGTTAAAATTAACAGGGATTCCTCTGGAAATATTGTTCCTAAACGCAAGATAAGTATATTGGGTAAAACAGAGAGAAAAGAAATGTATGACACTGTTTTAAATAATTTGTACACTAAATTCAGACCACTTGATATATCACTTTTCAGTGACCCTGATGAATGGTACATTTCTCAGGACAATACATTAGTAAATTCTGGAACTGTTTTAAAACTTTCAAATGCTGAGTAGATGTGTTAAAAATTTAAATAATTCGTTAACATTGATATTATCACTGATGAATTCAATTTCTATTTGAAACTTTTCATCGGTGTTATCGTTATTTTTGAACATTCTAGTTTCTGGAGAGTATTGAACTGATGTTATAGCTGTAAAATCTACTCTAAATAATGAATTTGGTTCAGTGAAAGAAATGCGGTATTTTCTTTTTGTATCACCGGTGGTGTTAGATTTCATTACTCGCGTTTCAGTAGACAAAGAAAATCGAGTATCAAAAGACAACACATTAGCAATTTCAATGTCTACATTTGATAATCTATTCTTGATCACACTTTCATATTGCATAAATTTTCCGAAGTCATATGAATATATGTAGCGTGTTCTGATACCTTGATCGTAGATGTCTATAAAATCTGAGATTTCCTTCTTAAATCCAAATCTTTCGATTACATTTAGAATTTTTTCAAAATCTGTTCTTGATAAAATGGGATTGAAAAAAGTTTTTCCCGTTTTATTTATTTTACCAAGTCTCATTTCGACTTCAATGTCTTTCGTCGTGTTTACATTTTTAATCATCTCCTCAATTTTAAAGATGTCTTGTTGATTTAATAGTTTAACATTTTCTGAGGCGGCTATACATTTGAACAATTTAGCCTTTGAAGAATGTTCGAGTATAATACGATAAGCTTTTTCATTGTCTGGATTGAGAAAAGCGATAATATTGTCTACATTTACTGGATTTTTAAAGCTTCGCATAACATTCAAGACAGTTCTTATAGCATTTGGTCTTGTTTTATCTGTTCTTGGGTTTCTCCACTTAAAATCTGCTGAAAATTCATGTACGGATCCAGATTTTACAGATGCTGGAACATTTACAACAATGGGTCGCCCGCGATCTTGAAAAATTTCCAATGTATTTCCTTTTACAACTTGAACGTTAGCGGTTGTATCCGTAATTTTAACTATTTTTAAATCAACTGTCTGTTCCGCGGGAGGTTTCCATTTGTATTGTCCGGTAAGTAGATTATTCCAATTTCCAATTGTATACAATGTATCCGCGGCAGTAAAAATTAGACCGTCTAGTTCTAATTTACCCCTAAATTTGTCCGCATTTAGCTTTATAGTGGCGATGTAATCATAATAATTTTTGCGATGTTGTTTCAATTGTGTCTGAAGCCATCCAGAACCTACTGCATTATATAGTGGTAATGTAGCAGACAATAGACTATCAAGAAAATAAATTGGCTTGAGCTCAATATTGAAGGCGTCTACAGATTTAAAAGCATTTGGTAATAGTGGTTCTCCGTTGTTAAATTGAGTCAAATTTGGATCTATCATTTTAGCAAGAATGTCATATCTTGATATATAAGGCCATGGTTCACTACGAAGTCTATTATCTTCTGGAACCATCATAGAAAAAGATTGTCCTATTACTTTTTTACCGTCAGAGTCAATATAAATTTTTTCAGGTCCAAATAAAATGTCGAATATCATAAAAGAAACTCCCCTTATTTTTACAGGATCCAGTTCTCTATGAGGTTTACCATTGATGTCAAAAAATACTAATTCTCCATCTAAAAGCATTTCAGGAGTATTTACATCCGGTAAGTTGAAATTTGATATAACATTTAGTTTCATGTTGCGGTCTACAAAACACACCTTTCTTTGTTTTATATTCGCTACACCGGTGTCAGGACCGATGTACATAAGATATCTCGTTCCATCAACTTTCTGAGTAACAGTATATTTTGATCTACCATTCGGACCCTTGATCATTAAATTTGGCATGTCTGTTTTTTCTAAGGTAATAGGCATTCCTCCAATAAATTTGGACATATCAAAATTTTCATTTTTAGATAGAAAGTTTTTAACAAGTTTATTGAATTGTTCTTCTACCTTGGGATCTTTAAATGGTTCCATCGATGGGTATGTATTAATTATACATTACATTATCTTTTTAATATTAATTATTTTTTGCAATAAAGTATCAGTAATGTAATGATAAGAAAACATACATTTAGTCTATATTCTCTAAATTCTGCACTTGATTTACAAATTAAATAAGCTTTATACCAACCCGTTTTATCGTCTCTAAGTCCTTGTATATTAGTAGTAAGTCTATGAGCCCATAACGGTGCCCCTTCCCAGTTTTTGAAATTTTCTGTCTCAGATAAAACTTGGACGATAAGGGGTTCGTGATACACTAATACATTTTGTTCTGAAAAATATACAGCATCAACGTGTCCGATAAATTTTTTATTTAACATTAATTTTTGAACGTTGTCCCTGGTTTTTTTAGATATAATCTGAGCTTGTGTATGGGCCATTGGATGAGTCTCGTAAAACATTTCGTCTTTTTTAGTGAAAAAACCAAGCGATCCCATAGAAATAATCGTAAAATCATTAGAACCGATATATCTGTCTATTTTTTTATAATGCACTGGATTATAGTTTAGAACTTCTGCGTCATCTTCGAGAATTATAACATTCCCGTAATTTTTAGAATACTCAAACGCTGTATAATAAGCATGTGTTAAATCCTCTACAGTTCTTTTGATAGTATCTGGTTTTTTACAAGCCTTGTATCCTTTGTTTATTTGAAATATAGTTTTCTTTGATAAATTTAAAAGGAGAGGATCCTTCTTAAACCTATCAGAATCTTTCATTGTTAAAACGATTGTTAAATCGACATTTTTGAAAAGTGGATTTTGACTTTCAGCAATATTTTCATATGAATAACAATTAGTCATTTATTAATATGAAATTATTTTAAATTTAATTATTTATCTCATTTCCGGAGGAATATAAGGATATCCAAGAAAATCAAAGATGTCTCGCTCTGTTTCTGGAAAATGTTTTTCTATAATAGTAAGGTACTCATTTTCGGTCACTTTTGGACCTGTGGTGGACTTTTTAGTTAAGTTCTGTTCATTCAATGAATAGCCTTTATCAAGAGCAAATTTTCTCATTTTCACATTAAATTCTTTAGAACCCGTTGTGAAAAGTATAGCAAATGGAAAGGTTTCTATAGGGTGATAAAAGATGTCGAGGTGACGGTAGTATTCATCAATGCTAGCAACAGCCATTATCTTAGTGGGTCCTTTCGCAAATGTATTAGTTTTTTCTATTACACCCCTTTTAACTAAATTATTATAAAATGTATTCATTACTCTTGGATTTTTAACATCTGTAGTAATTAAGGCGTCAATGTCCCCAGAGTCGGGAGTTTTCCTACGATAAGAACCGGCAAGTATAAGTTCGCCTGATAAATCCATTTCAGCCATTGTCTCTTTGAAAATTTCTGTCAGTATTTCATTCCATGTGTCCATTTCCTTGCGAGGAATTCTGCGCATCAAGTCTTCATAATGTTTTAGACCAATTGCTTGTTTTTCATTCAAGATGTCTTTGTTTATTGAATAAAGATACTTTAGTTCCTCAACTGTAGTAATTTCTTCTGTGTCGTATATTTTTGCAGCTGTACTTGGTCCAATGTTTGGAACTTTGGTAAGATTTTCAATGGCAAGAGATCTCTGATCTTGTTCCGTAAGAGATATCCCATCAGTTTGTCCTGTTTTTAGAATGCTGTCTATCTTTTGTAGGATAGAGCTTTTCCATGTTCCATTCTTAGCTTTAAAGTTTTCTTCACCCGCTAATTTCATATCTCCTTCTCTTAGAACCCTGATGTAGTCTTCTACTGAATTTAGGTTCATAGTATCCTTTAAAATTTCATTAGCCTGTTTATAACTTTTAACTTTGAAAGTCCAATTTGCTTCTTTTTCGGAAACTATTTTAGCAATCAGTTTAGACAAAATTTTTTTAACATCTTTTACAGGTACATTCATTTTTTTCTGAATATGTATGTCATCGCGAATTCCTCTATAAACTGGATGACGTGGTACACCTTCCTTTGTCATCTCCATATAACTGAATGAGATTACACTTCCTAATGGCATAAATTCTGCCGAATTTGGATTATTATAATTTTCTCTTTGTGCGTCATTTAAACCTGTTCCTATCTGCGTGAAAATACCGTTTGGTTTACCGTCTGTCGTTAATTCACACTTTAAAGAACCAAGCATACCAGTGTATTTTCCATCTCCTGGAATATATTCTCGAAGTATACACTCGGAGTCTTCTTTGATTTTATACTTAAGCATGTATTTACTTCTTTTAGTTTGATAGGGCGAACCTGAAGCTCTTAGCATGATACCTTCTGCTCCCTCCGAAGTCAATTTAGTATACAAATTCACAAGTTGTTCCATTGTTTTAATTTTAACTTGTTCGGTGAACTGAAGAGGAAATATTTTTTTACCAGGATACTCTATTTTATTCCAACATACTTTGCGATCTTTTACAACAGTTTGTAGAAAAGCCATTCTTCTTTCAAATGGTCGAGGATCATTGGGAATATCAAACACTTTGAAAACCACGGGTGGATCAGTGTC